TATAAAATATTTATTAAATAATGAAATTAAATATTTTCATGTGATAAATAAAGAAATAAATATAGAATATAAATATAAAGAAAAATTTACAACAATTTTATCAATTAATAATGAATTAAATTATTTAATAAACAAAGAAAGGATTAGATGTATGGTTGAATATATTCAGAAATATTTGGATGATAATAAAAATATTATTAATAAAATTAACGTAATTCAAAAATTAAAAAATTTACCTTTATTATTTGATGTAATAGAGGATGAATATATATCAAGAATAAATATAGTTTATAATAAAGATTATCATATTGAATTGCAGGTTGTGTATTTAGAACGTTATGTACATAATGCAATAATTGTTTATTTATATAATTGTAATTTTAAAAATTTAAAAAAATATAACAATAATTTATATAATTATTTTAAGTCTTTAAAAGATATTGATTTAGAATCAAATAAATATATATATATAAATTTATCAATTAAAACAACAAAAGATATATTTAAATTTTTTATAAGTTTATATAAATAAAGGATGTTATTTAAATGAGTTTTGATTATATGCATATGAACAATGTAGAGAATACATTGAAAAAATATAAAAATCAAATTAATAAAGTTAATACAATTAGAAAATTACAAAATAAACAATTATTATTTCATGATTATTATTGTTTTGAAAATAATGATTTTTATTTGTTTGATGATGGAATTTTGGAAATATATATTGATAGATTATTTAATAATTCGTTAAGGTTTCAAATAAAAAATTATAACAATAATATTCAATTAATAGATTTTTTCTTAAAAGAAAATTATGATTATATAAATAATAATTTTTACAATTATACAAATTATTATTTATCATCATATTTTAATATCACCAATGATATGAAAAATGATATAATTATTACATTATCACAGTTGAGTGATATAATAATTTTTTTTGTAAAATACAATTTAAAATTAAATAATTTATTATAATTTTTTAAGGAGTATAAAAATGGATTAATGTATTGACAAATATATATTTATATGTTATAATATATATATAATAAAAAAACATATAAAGGAGATAGATAATTATGGATTATTTTTTAAGACACATAATAAGGAAATTTATATTATATTCAAATATATTATTAATAATATGTATAATAATAGGGGCATTTTGTTTTATATTAATTGCAAAAACCGCCTCACCAATTATATTAAATCAACAAAGTTACAAGAAATTAATTAATGAAATTCACACACAAGATTTAAATAAACAAACAAATGTTAATGATGTTTATTTAAATGAAGATAATACAAAGATAACAATATTGCATAGATATCAAAATAGTATATTAATAGATGTTGATATATCAAATTTTAAATATAATAATAAAGTTTTTGATAGTGCAAAAAATAATATTTCACCTGTATTGATATTTACCGCTGAAGGATATAAAAATATTAATTATAATGATAATGATATTAGAAATCATTTATTAAATGAAAAATATTTTAATGGAGAATATAATTCTGAACAATCTTTAAAAGGAAATATAAATAATAATAAATCTGAAGGATTTAATTATGATAAAAGTTATATGAGAGATACATTACAAATACAAAGAGATGTACAAATAGAAACACATAATCAAGATAATTATATGCAAGGTGTTTTTATGAATGAAAAACATGCTAGATTTATTGTACCAACAAATGATTATAATATTATACAATTTCATTGTAATTGGAGAGAAAATAGTGGAGTTAATCATGATTCAATAAATTACTTTATATTAAAGTAATGAAATTGTTACAATTAAATAAATTTATTAAATGCGGATATTTTATAAATAAAATAATATTTATAAAATATCTATTTTTTTTGTGGTGATAAAATGATAGATGAAACAGCAATAAAGCGAACAAAAGATTTATTAATATTAGCATTAAGACAATTTTTTAAAAACAAAGAACATTATTCAAACATTACAAATCAAGATTATTCAAATATAAAAATATATGATAAATTACCAGAAGAATTAGTTGATTGGCCTTCATTATTAATTTCTGCAGATAATTGTAATTTTACACCATCAGGTTTATCAGATATTGCACAAGATATTATAAATGATGAAGGACAAGTAATTGCTTACAGATATAGTGGAATGTTAGAATCAACAATAACATTAGAAACAGCAACATTATCATCTGGTCAAAGAGAAGATTTATCAGATTTAGTCATGATAACATTAAGAGTATTATTAAGACGTAAATTAGAGGCAAAAGGTTTATTATTAAAAAATGATATGAAATATGTATCTGAATCAGAAATAGATTATGCAGGAAAAAAGATATATATATCATCAATACAATTTTCAACATGGGCAGAATGGTTTAGAGATATTAATTTAATAGATTTAAATGATATAAATTTAAATGATATTGATTTAAATATATAAAGGAGGTATTTATATATATGGCATATAGAGCACCTGGTATAAATGCAAATTTTATACCAACAAAAACAAATGTTGTAACATCAGGACAACAAAGAATTATGGCTTTAATAGGTACAGGTTTAACATATTTTGAAAGAAATAATGTCGCAATAACAAGAAATAATAGTAGCATACTTGATGAATTACCTGATAAAAATGTATCAGAAATATATAGTATCACATCAAATAAGGTTACTTCTCAAATAGATCCAAATAATATTAATTATACAAATTATACATTATATAATAATTCTATAAAATGGAAACCATTAGATGGTACAGAATATCAAGCATATTAAAAACAAAATCAAATATATGGTGATGAGGGTTTTAATAATAATTGTACATTGTTTCAAATAACAAATTCGGATTTAATTGTAAATGAACAATATAAATTTGAGATAACTCATGTATCCGCAGATCAAGGTACATATAGAATAACAAAATTAAGTAATCAAGAAATTATAGGTGATTATCAAATATCAACTCAACCTATATTAGATGTTATTCCAGGAGTATCAATTATAATAAATAGTACATATATTGATAACCCAGCAAAACCTGGTAATTCATTAACAAAAGAGGGAGATTATTTAGTTTTATCATTATTTTCAGCAAAATGTCATGTTGATCCAACATTATCAATGATACCTAAAATTACATCATTTGATGATAATTTTACTTTAAATGTTGAAAATAATAATTATTCATCAATTGGAACAGTTCAATCAATAGATGATATAACAAAATGGCCAATATTAAAAGATACAATACAAACAACAAATAATTTTTCAAATTTAACATATAAATTAAAAATATTTGAAAATGGTACACAAGTAAATGCAGATTTAATATTTGATAAATTATATGTTAATGTTGTAGGTAAAGTTAATGATATTGATATAAATAATAATGTATCATTATATGATTCAAATGATACAAATTCTATATCTGCAAATGAATATAATTTTATTGATACAATAACAGGTAATAATGTTTTAGGTATAGAATCATTAAAAACAAATGATAATTTTAATTTTAATATTCAATATATATTAAAAAATGATAATACATTAAATAGCAAAAATATATTAATGCGTTTAGAGGTATATATACCTGATACAGATAATGATGTAAAGTTATTATCATATGCTAATAATTTTATATTTATTAGAAATAATATTCAATCAAAACAAGTTGATAATCAGGATGTAATATTTAAAAATTTAATAAAAAATATTAGAATAAGTGATGTTGATATAGTTAATTCATTAATGGGTATTACAAATTATGCTATTACAATATCAAATTTACACAATAATGAAATAACCATAGTTGATTTAACAAATCATACAACATTAGGTACATATTCAACAAATAAATTAACATCATTTATAAATGCAATTCCTGGTATTTCTTTTGATTTATATTCATTTAGTGAAACATTGGGATTAAATGAATCATATGCCACAACAAATATTGTTGACGATACTGGTGCAACAGTAATAGTAACATTAATACCAGGTGTTATTAATAACGATGTACCAAATGATGATGTTGAATATTATATATCATATAAATATTTAAAAGATGATGAAGATTATGAACCAAAATTATTTACTGAATATAATGATATATTAAATGAATATGGAGATTATATAATTACTGCTTCTGGTAGTGTATTAAATAGTTTATCATTAGGTTCAAAAATAGCAATTAAAAATGGAGCATTACCTTTAATATGTGTACAAGTTGAATCAGATACTGATGAAGGTTATTATAATGCAATTGATAAATTATCAAAAAAAATAGGTAGTATTGATAATGTTAATATTATTGTTCCTTTAACATCATCAATTAATGTTTGTAATTATTTATCACAACATGTAATAGATCAAAGTAGTAGTATAAATTGTAAATTTAGAATGGGTTATGTAGCTGCTGATTTAAGTGAACAAATTGATAAATCACCAACCATTAATGATATGTCACAAGGAAGTATACAAAAAGCATCAGGTTTAAATAATGAAAGAATGGTTTATGTTGTACCTGGTGGAGCGACTATGAGTGAACAACAATCAAATGGAAATTATTTATCAAAAACATTACCTGGTTATTTTTTAGCTGCTGCTTGTGGAGCAATTGCAATTAAAAATGATCCAGCTGAACCATTAACAAATAAAGTAATAAATGGTTTTGATAATTTAATTACATATTATACTGAAGACCAAATGAATTTATTAGCACAAAATGGATGTTTAGTTTTAAAACAAGAATCAAATGTAATATCAATTAGACATGGTATAACAACACATTATTCAACAAATACAATAGCAGATATACAATCAAATGAAATAACATGTATACAAATAAAAGATTATGTTATTATGGATTGTAAATTAACATTAAATAGTTTATATATTGGTGGTAAATTTAAACCAACAATAATGAATGATATTAAATATACATTAACACAAATATTTGCTAAAGAAACTGCAAATGAAATAATAATGGGTGTTGATAATTTGTCTGTATCTAGAGATGCAGGAATACCAACAAAAATTAATATTAATTTCATGATTGAAGCAATTTATCCATTAAATTATATAGATATTAATTTCGGTTTCTCAACTGAAAATCTATAGGGGTGATAATATATGGCAGATTATACAGTAAAAGGAACTCAAAATGCATATTCATCTGATGCTAATAAAAATTTAAATTCATATAGAGCAAGTGGTATTCCAAACATAAACACTGATGGTAAAAAATTAGCAGTAACTTCTACAAATGTATCTGTTTATAGTAATGGTGCAAGGGTTGGTTTTATACAATCCTTTGCTCCAACTGAACAGAGAACAATAACCCCAATTCATGAATTAGGTTCTGAAGGAGTTATACAAATGGCAGCTGGAAATACAACAGGTGGAACAATTGCTATAACTCGTTTTGCAGTATATAATTCATCATTATTTAATGCGTTAGGATTAACAAGAACTGGTAATTTTGTACCAACAAATAGTAGTGATTTTGTATATGCGTCAACTGGTTCAAAAGATTCAACATATCAAACATATACAAATCCATTTAAATGTTTAAAAGATCAAAGAGTACCACTTGAAATAAAGTGTGAAACACAAATGCCAAATGATGATGGTATTATGACGGAAACATATATTGATTGTTGGTTACAATCATATTCAAGAACAGTTACATCACAAACAATAACTATATCACAACAAGCAACTGTATCTTATGCAGACTTAATATAGTGGGGGGTGATGAATAATGGCAGATATGAATAATTTAGGTTTTGATGAAACAACAAATTCATTTTTAAATAATCAACGTTCAACAATGAATTTAACAGAAAGAGGTTATGAAAATGATTTAGGTAATATACAAGATGCAAATACAAATGGTTTATTACAAACATATACAAATATATATTTACGTGCTAATAATACAAATATTGGAATGATACAATCTTTTACAACAACTGAAAACAGAACAGTTACAAAATTACAAGCAATTGGTAATGAAGGAGTGTGTCAATCTGTTCCACAAAATTATGATGGTGGACAGATATCAGCAAGTAGATTACAATTATATGGTGAAAGATTATATGATGCATTTAAATTAAAAAGTTCATCACAAGCGGTTGTAAATAACACATCAATATTTAAAACATTAAAAGACCAAAGAACACCATTTGAAGTACAAGTATTAACAGTAGCTGGACAAGATAGTTCAGGCAATGTTAGTTATTATACGGAAACATATGTTGATTGTTGGATTCAACAATATAGTAAAACATATCAGGTTTCAAATATAACTGTATCAGAAAATTGTACAATTAGATATGCTGATGTTTTATAAAAATTAATTAATATATCCCTCATATAAGGGGATATATTTTTTTTATTTTATAACAAAACATAATATTTTTTATATAAAAGGAGTAATTAAATAATATGAAAAAAATACTTGAGGATTTAGTTTTAATTGGAAATTCACAAAAAACATATAAATTATTTGGAAAAAATTGGACTTTTAAAACATTAACAAATGATGAAGTAGTAAAAGCTAATGATTCAACAAGAACTTTTGATACAATAACAAGAGTAAATACATTACGAGTTGCTCAATTATCTAGATCTATAGTTAAAATAGATGATGAACCAGTTACTCAAAAAGAAATGCAAGATGCATTATCAAAATTACAAGAATCACTTGTTGAAATGTTATATGATAAATATATGGAATTACAAAACGAACAAAAAGAGGAATTAGAAAAATTACAAGATAATGATGAAGATTTAAAAAACTAGTAAGCGACAGATATAATAGAATGAGGTGGTCTGTCGCAACATATTTTCACAAATTACCACAAGATCCTGAAATATTAAATTTATCACCATTACAATTGGTATATAATTATTTAAATATACAAAAAGATAAAGAATATGAAGAAGATAATATTATTAATAGAATGAATTATATTGGTTTAATAATTAATCCTGAACGTTTACAAAAAGTAATGGAGTTACAAAAAAATAAAACTATTAATAATAATGATGATAATATTCAATATAATGATGATAGTTTAGTTGTAAATGATAATTTTGAAAAAGAATTACAAGAAGCAATGAAAGATAATAAAATGTTTGAAATACCTGTTGAAAATAATGTTAGAGGTAATCCAAATTTATCAAGAGATGAATTTTTAAATAAAATGAATGAACTTGATAAATTTGCAGAATTACAAGAATATGATGATAAAAGAAAAGGTTTATTAAAAGATGATAATAAATCAGATATTAATTCAAAAGATATTAATAATGAAAATATAAATAATATAAATAGTCAAAATAATAATACAAATAATGAATTAAACAATGATTTGGATTATTTTGATTATGATGAATAAATGACTCTTTATTGATATTTAGAGTCATTTTTTTTAAGGTGGTGATAATATTTGGCAAGTTTTAATGACTTAAATCAAGCAAATTCTTCATTTCAAACATTTAATAATCAATTAAATTCATTACAACAGGGTATATCAAATGGTACATTAAGTACAGATGATGCTGTGCAACAATTATCTGCTTTACAAAAATCATTTAATGACTTAAATCAATCATCACAAGAATTTCAAAATAATAATCAAAATTTACAAAATAATTTTCAAACATTAAATGATTCAGTTGCGGAATGTAATACACAATTACAAAATATGCAAAATTTATTAAATTCAAATGATAGTCAAAAAGAACAAAGTATTTTGCAAATTGTTAATTCTATTAATACAATGAAAGATACAATAAATGGTGTATCAGATGCTTTTCAACAATTAGATAATAAATCTTTAGATTTATCAAATGTTAAAAATGAAATAACAAATGTCAAACAATTATTTAATGAATTTATAAGTTCTGCTAAATTAGATGATATTAAACCAGAAAATTATAATCAAATTATAACTATGATGCAAAATGTTTCTAATCAAATGTCTACATCATTAAATAATATGACAAAAATGTCTATAATTGCTGGTCCTGAGGAACAACAGAAGGTTAAAGAGGGAATAACTGCTATTTCTGATATAATAACATTATTACCTGATATGGTAAAAACGAAAACATCAAATATGTTTAGTGAAGCAATTAAAAATGCAACACAAAACATACAAGATAGTGATTTTCAACAATTTTTTGATAAAATTGAACAATTAAGAAATATAAATTATAAACCATCTAATGGTTCAACCATGTTTGATGTTAATGCTCAAAATCAACAAAATAGTGATTTTAAAAGTCAACAATTAAATGAGTCACAACAAAAAATGTTTAATTATTATAGTTTAAATAAAAATGCTGGTAAAATAGATTCAATAACATCTTCATCTATACCAAATCTTGAAAATATTGAAAATGCAATTAATAATTTAATATTAAAATATAATTCAAATGGTTTTACAAATAATCAACAACAATCATTAAATAATGCTGGTTTATCACAAGATAATTTAAAAAGTGCATTACATGATATTCAATATATGGAAAATATGTCAGATACATATCAAAATAATATTGGTGATTTACAAGGTAATATTAAAAAATATAATAAATCTGTTAATGAAGGAAATCCTGACCAAGAATTATCCAGTACAATACATAATCAAATTAGAGAGTTAATTAATATGTCAACACAAATATCTCAATTTCAAAGTAATTTAGGTTCCTCATTAAATTTAGATGATTTAGATAAATTACCTAATGATATAAAAGATATAATTGAATCATTATCAAAATCAATGAAAGATAATATTGATGTAATGGATTTATTAACAAAAGAATCAGATTTGTTTGGTACAGCTTTAGGAGATAAATTAAAAGAAAATTTTGATAAAGCAAAAGAATCGCTTGATGAAACAAGTGAAAAATTTAGTAGTTTTTCTGATGAAATGAATAATCAATCCGGTTATGGTGGAAATATATTATCTGGTATTGGTGGTAAAATTGGAGATGTTGTATCAGGTATTCAAGGTATATCAGGTACATTAAATAGATTAGGTATGGGAGTTGGTATACCTACATCTCTTGCGGGATTAACTAATTTTGCAAAAGGTTCTGTTGATTATTATAAAGAATTTGGTACAATGGATATGAATACATCTCGTTCAATGATTGGAACAGGTGGAAATATTGATGATAATGTATTAAATCAAAATAGATCAATAGGTATGCAACAATATGCTGATACACATGGTATGGTAAATTATGATGATTATTCAAAAATGTATCAAAGTGTATTACAATCAACTGGTGGAAATGTTAATGGTTATACATATGGTGAAAAAAATAATTCTGACATGTCAAGTTTGACAAAAACTGGACAAGATATGAGTTTAGCATACGGTATAGATAAAGGTCAAATGTCAGGTTATATATCAACATATTATAAAGATTTAAATATGGATGCAGATGATACATCAAAAACATTATTAAAATTAGCAAATGTGGCAACACAATCAAATCAACCAGTTAATGATTTTTTACAAACAGTTACAAATTTATCAAAATCATTTAAGGATGTTGGATTAAATGCTGGAGATGCACAAAATTTAATGACACAATTCACAATGCAAGGTATGTCATTAAATACTGCTTCAGGATTAACAAGTTCTGTTGGTAAAGCATTAAATTCTGTTGGTACTGGTGATGCTAATTCAATGTTTTGGGGTATGATGTCAGGACAAACAACAGATCCATGGTCAGCGGGTTGGAAATCAGTTGATAGATATAATGCAAAAGGTGATGTAAAACCTGGAGCAGATGATTATTTAGCTAATAGTTTAGATGCACAATTAGGTATGATGAAGATGGTATATGGTGGAAATTCTGACATGCAACATTTAGGTATTTATAATACATTTACTAGTATGGGAATAGACCAAAAAAATGCAGATATGTTAACAAATCAATATTTAGATAATGGTGGTAATACATCAACATTTAAAAATATGTTAAAAAGTGCTCAAGATCAAATGAATAAAACTACAGGTAATCAATCAACATCATCTATGCAGTCTGGTTTGGAAAATAAAATAAAAAGTGCTTCTGATAAAATGGATGAAATAACAAAAGCATTAAATGATTCTAAATCTGTTCAACAACAATTGGCGAATGTTAATAAACAATTATTAGATACATATGGAAAAACAGCACAAGGTTTAATTAATACATTAGGTAAAGATATAGTTGGTTTAGATGGTAGTGTTGCTAATTTATTTAAATCAAATAGTTTATTAGGTGGTTTATTACAGGAATTAATTAATCATCCAGTATGGGGTACAATTGCTACAATAGCAACATTATTAGGTGGTAAAGCAGCAATAAGTAAAGTTGGTTCAAAAATAGCAAGTACTGTAGCTGGTAAATTTGGTAGTTCAGCTGCTAAATCTGCAACAACAGAAGCAGCTGAAAAAACCGCTGAAAAAGCTGGTACAAAAGTTGCATCATCTGTTGGTAAATCAGCGTTATCAAGATTTGCAAAAGTATTACCTTTTGGTATTGGTTCAGTTGCTGGTGGTATAATTAATGGAGTACAATCATATAAGGAAGGAGATAGTGCAAGTGAAATTGCATTAAAATCAGCAGCTGGAGTTGGTACGGGTTTAATATCAGCTATACCTGGTATTGGTACTGTTGCTGGTATTGGATTAGGTATTGGTGCAGATTTTGCTGCTAATGCTGGAATTGATAAATTATATGGTACTAGTGGTTCATCTTCAAGTAAATCTTCATCAAATGGTACATTTACTGCACAAAATTTGGAAAGTAATACTAAATTAATGAGTTCTCAACAAGAATTAACAAATAAGCAAGTACAAGATTTTAAAGATAAAACTAATCTTGCTTTAGATACAAGTAATACATTTAATGAAAATAGTTATACAATGTATACAGATAAATATAATAAAATGATTGATTCAGCAAAAGATCAATTTTCAGAAGTTAAAATTATTGCTTCAATGACAAATCAAGGATTTACTACAGTTTCAAAATATTTAGCAGCAATATTACAACAAGTAACAAATATATATAAAAGTATGGGTAATGGAGATTCATCATCAAATTCTAGTGATTCATCAAATCAATATGTTAATGGTGATGGAATAAAAACAATGGCTGGAAATGGTAATAGTCCATTACATGATATTGGTGATAAACAAATAGATCAATGGGATTCACAAATTGTAAATGCTGCTAAAAAATATAATATAGATCCAAATTTATTAAAAGCTATTATGAAACAAGAATCTAGTGGTAAACCAAATGAAGTAAGTAATCAAGGTGCAGTTGGTTTAATGCAATTGTTACCATCAACCGCTGCTGAATTAGGTTATTCTGGTGATTTAACAGATCCACAAACAAGTTTATATGCAGGAGCAGCATATATTTCAAAAATGTTAAAAGCAAAAAATGGTGATTTGCAAAAAGCAATATCTGCATATAATGCAGGTCCTGCTGGTAATTTTAATAACTCTGAAACTGCAAATTATAGAAAAAAGGTTTCATCAAATTATGCAACATTATTAAAAAATAATAATATTAGTAGTGTATCTAGTTCTTCTAGTTCATCATCTTCAAGTTC